CGAGTATTCAGTTGGGCACGGAACGTGGTGAAGCACCTGACGCTGATGGAACAGGACAGAGATTCAGTCACACGATGGCAATTGCCCCGAACGCATCCAGCAGCAACATCATGGGCAACACCTCGCCAAGCATTGAACCGTATCGTGCCAATGCGTACAGGCAAGACACTCTCTCAGGTGCATTCCTGAACAAGAACAAATATCTTGTTGAGTTGATTGATAAGAAGATTGAACTGGGCGCAACCAAACTGGATGCTGACGAAATTTGGTCAAGCATCATTGCCAATGATGGTTCGGTTCAACATCTGCGTTGGTTGCAACCAGAAGAGAAGGATGTATTCAAAACTGCGATGGAGATTGACCAGCGTTGGATCATTGAGCATGCCGCAGACAGGCAACTCTATCTTGACCAGTCACAGTCTCTCAATGTTTTCTTCCGTCCTGATACGAACATAGTCTATCTGCACACGGTTCACTTCCTTGCTTGGAAGAAAGGCGTTAAGACAATGTACTACTGTCGCTCTGAAAAACTAGGCAAGGCAGATAAAGTATCTAAGCGCATTGAACGTCAGGTGATAAAAGAAATAGATCTGACTGCTGTCATTGATGATGACGGAGAATGTTTGGCATGTGAAGGTTGAGAGAGGGCTAAGTAATAAGCAAGCATTAAAACACACAGAAATAAAAGGAAAGTAGATGTCAACAAAACTTACAGAAACTCGGTCATGCTTTAAACCTTTTAATTATGCTTGGGCATACGATGCGTGGCTTGCTCATGAGCAGTCCCACTGGTTACACACTGAACTTTCAATGGCAGAAGATGTCAAAGATTGGCAGAGGAAACTCACCAACGAAGAAAAGGCATACCTGACCAACATCTTCCGTTTCTTTACTCAGGGAGACATCGATGTTGCGGGTGCGTATGTTGATAACTACCTTCCATACTTCAAACAACCTGAAGTGCGTATGATGCTTTGTGGATTTGCTGCAAGGGAAGCACTACACGTTGCAGCATACTCTCACCTCATTGAAACTCTTGGAATGCCCGAATCTACTTACAATGAGTTTCTTGAGTATGAAGCAATGCGAGAGAAGCACGAATATCTTTTAGAACTCTCTAGTAAAAACGGAACAAGGGAATCCATCGCAACTAATATTGCTGCATTCTCTGCTTTTACTGAGGGCATGCAGTTGTTCTCTTCCTTCATCATGTTGCTGAACTTTCCGCGACATGGCAAGATGAAAAGTATGGGACAGATTGTAACTTGGTCTATCGTTGATGAGACCATGCATGCTGAGTCAATGATAAAACTTTTCCGCACATACATTGAAGAAAACATTGAACTATGGAACGATGATTTGAAAGAATCTATCTATAGCATAGCAGAAAAGATGGTAGCACTAGAAGACAAGTTCATCGACCTTGCGTTTGCAATCGGACCGATGGAAGATTTAACACCAGAGCAAGTTAAAGAATACATTCGCTACATTGCTGACAGACGATTGATTAGTCTCGGTATGAAGGGGATATTTAAAGTCAAGAAGAACCCACTGCTCTGGGTTGAAGAAATGATAAACGCACCAATCCACACAAACTTCTTTGAAAATAAAAGCACTGACTATGCTCGCGGAGCATTGAGTGGTGACTGGAAGAACGTTTGGGGAGCAGCATAAGTGGTAAAATCTGTATATGAAATAGAATGTGAGGTATGTGAAACAGAAGTTGAGGTTCTTGTATCTGAACCAAATAATGAAGAACCTGCATTCTGTCCAATGTGCGGAAGTCCTGTCGAGGCTAAGTAATACTATGACATGGCATTATAAGGGTGAGGTTTATGACCCATCCTATGAAGACGAACCAAAAGAGTATCAGGGTTTTGTCTACGTGATAACAGAGATTGACACTGGTATGAAGTACGTTGGGAAGAAGTTTTTTCACAAACCAAAAACCCTCCCAATCACCCTGAAGCGCAAGAGGCGCGTCAGGTCAATCGTGGAAAGTGTCTGGCGTGATTATTAGGGTAGTAACGAGACTATCAAGCAGAGGATAACTGAGGGTCTCTCAGGGCAGTATTACAGAGAGATTCTACATTTTGGAAAGACCCGTGGTGATTTATCATACATCGAGGTCAAGGAACAAATGGACAGGGACGTTTTAATACGAGATGACTATTACAATGGAATAATTTCATGTAAGATTCATCGCAAGCATCTAAAAACTTGCTTGACTAAATAATATTGAGGTAAGACAATGATAACTGAACACCAAACAGGAGCAACCCGCAAGGTGGAGTTGTTCGAAATGCTCGAAGAGATTCAAGCAGCAAAGAACAAAAAAGAGCGACTCGCAATGATAAAACACTACGCGAGGATGTCTGCATTTTGTGACTATCTACGATGCACATTTGATGATCGCATCCAGTTTCTTCTTCCCCAAGGTGCGCCCCCATACACACCAAGTTCCGAAGGCGCACAACCATCTACTTGGGCAAAGCAAAATACAAAACTTGCATACTTTATTACTGGTGGTAAAGGAGAAAGTATGTCTCCAGTAAGACGAGAATCCATGTTCATTGGTATACTTGAAGCAGTTCATCCCGAAGATGCCCTTGTACTAACAGATATGATTTCCAAGAAATGTCCACACCCTGCGATTAAAAAAGCATTGATTGAGGAGGCAGTACCTGGACTTGTTATGTAAAATATTATGATTTCTTAAATAACCTTTAACGGAGTTTGCCTATGGTAACAACACACCAGTTAGAACGTCTAAGAAAAGATAGTGTAGAATTATCGCACTACATTCATAAACTAAACAAAAAAGGAAAGACGCAGTTAGCATTTAAGGTAGAGAGGAAGAGAGAGTATCTTGATAGTTACATCTCTGACCTCGCGAACTCTAGTCAAAGTATTTAAGGAGGTGATTATATCTCGCACCCCACTGTAACGGTGGGGTGTCGTTATATAAAATAAATATTATTTTTCTTGACTTCTCATTCTAAATGCTTATAATAAAGATTGTACATTGCCCCCCACTAATACTATATAAAAGACAACCTATGAATAAGGACTTATAATGCCTACCTATGAAGTACGAGATTTAAAGACTGGAGAAGATACAGAAATAATATGTTCTTATTCTTCTCTGCAAGAAAAGATTGATAGTGGTAGGTTCATTCAGGTACATAAATCTACTGCCACCATTGTTACACATACTGGAAGCGTGTTGGGTAAAACTTCAGGTGATTATAAAGATTTAATTAAAAAAATAAAAAAAGGTTCTGGTAGAGGAAATAGTATACACACATGAGTCAACAAAAGAAACAAAGACAGGTATCTTCTTCCGCACCAAAAAAGATTAGGATAGATGACCTCAAAGTCATAGACGCTCTAACAGATAATCAAACGGTTGCCAGAGAGTCTTGGGCAGATGGTGACCATCTTGTTTTAAACGGAAGCGCGGGTACAGGTAAAACATTTACTGCCTTGTATCTTGCCCTACAAGATGTGCTTGATAAGAGTACACCTTGGGAGAACATACATCTGATTCGTTCTATCGTTCCCACAAGGGAGATGGGATTTCTTCCAGGCACAGCAGAAGAAAAGTTACTTCCATTCGTGACTCCATACATTTCTCTATGCGAAGATTTGTTTACCTTTAAAGGTGCATACCACCAATTAATAGAACAAGAAGTAATAAACTTTCACTCTACATCTTTTATTCGTGGACAGACCTTTGACAACTCAATCATCATTGTTGATGAGATGCAGAATCTAACCTTCCACGAACTTGACTCAGTAATCACAAGACTTGGTGTTGACTCTCGTATTATTCTTTGTGGAGATTACTACCAGTCAGACTTTGTGAAGAACGCAGATAAAAACGGACTCCAAGAGTTTCTAAAAATATTGGAAGTGATGAAAAACTTTAGCACCATAGAGTTCGGTTGGCAAGACATTGTCCGGTCAGACTTTGTGCGTGACTACATCATGACAAAAGAAATGATGCAAGAAAGTAAGTTGTATTAAACAAAGGAATAATATAATGAACCCTGCTAGTAGAAAAGCAGTATACGAACAACTAAAGATTGACGAAGGTGTTGTATACAAGACATACGAAGACTCTCTAGGGTATCTCACCTTTGGTATTGGCCATCTCGTTCTTTCAAGTGACCCCGAATATAGAGCAGCATTAGGAACTCCTATAAACGAAGAGCGAGTTCATGAGGTGTTTGAGTCTGACCTTGACTTACACATTAGCGAATGCTCAAAACTATACGGTTGCTATTGGGATGAATTCCCTGATGAGATTCAAGAAATTCTTGTTAACATGTGTTTTAATATGGGACGCACTCGCCTTGGAAAGTTTAAAAAGATGACTGCTGCTATGCAAAATAAAGATTGGGTTACCGCAGCAAAAGAAGGACGAGATAGTGCGTGGTATGGACAAGTGGGCAATCGTTCAGAAAGGTTGATGACAAGAATGGAGAACGTCTAGTGAATGATGATAATCAATTTCGCGGAGACTTTGACCGCAACGAAGTAGAGGTCGACCTTGATAGGTTCATGGCAATCCTACATGAAAACTCGCAACTTAAAGATGAAATCCGTGAACTAAAAAGTGAACACTCTGTAAACCCTTGGCAGAAGTGGATACACGCAGCAAAAACCATAGACGCATGGAGACTATTTCCTCGCGCATTCATTACTGTTTACATG